GCCCAAGGCGGTCATAGAACCACAGCAAGAAATAGGATATAGCCTTCCGCCGATCAAAAATGAAAGCGAGTTTACGAAAAACGAAATAAATCGCAGAAAGGTCTGTGAGTTAAGTGTAACGGAAGCGATATTGCTTGACCTTCGGAACAGGTATAAGGAGGGGACGAGAGTGGAGCTTATCAAAATGGACGATAAGCAAGCACCTCCCCTTAAAACGCACGGAACGGTTCGGCACGTAGACGACATAGGAACGATTCATGTTTCTTGGGACAGCGGTTCATCGCTTGGGGTGGTTTTTGGCGAGGATGATTGCAGACCCCTTGTGACGATGAACGACAGAATTAAAGAACAGATTTTGAAAATCCGTGCGACGGGTATTACAAATATGTTCGACACCAAGTATGTTCAATGGCTTGCCAACTTCTGCGGATATTTTGAATTGGTTTGTTTTATCGAGGATAATGTCAGCGATTACGTGAAGTTTATTTGCGAAGGGAGGGTTGGAGATTATGCTTGAGTGGATTACGGTAAAGCTGATGCCCAAGGCTGATGTCATAATTTATCCCAACGGACGATTTTACTTCACGGGACACGCACAAAAACGGTTAGAATTATATAAAAGTCATTGGCAAATTGTGGAAGATGTGCAAAAGAAACGGCTTGCTATGCTTTTCGCTGAATCGGGAAGAGATGCGAGCTTTGGATATACCTGTATTCCGTGCGTTGTAGCAAGGGATTACTTGGGGAAATTTAGATTGCTCCCTCTGGGGGACAAAGGCTATATTTTAGAGCCGATCGAGTAAAAAACGCTTACAGATAGCGGATTCCCAACCGCTAAAACTCCTTTATGGAACAGGGCTGAAAGGCTCTGTTCCTCGTTATGAAAAAGCGTGATTTTTGTATCAAAATTAAATAAATTAATTATCGAATTATCGCCCAAAATCGCTGGATATATATTCGTTTTAGAGGTAATATACACATACAAAAAACGAAGGAGCGAACAGCTATGAAAAGAAAAATCAAAGTAACAATGGTAAGCAAAGCGGCAAGCGTTATGGATTACAACGCACGAGTTGCAAGGGGCGAAGGTACGCAGGTTGAGGTGGTTATCGAAAAGACCATTCGCCTTTCCTTCACGAACTACACGATTTTCGGGGCGAGATTGCTTGACGAACAGAACTTCATCAGAAACAACCAAGACCTTATGAAAGTGGACGAAGACGGCGTTTGGCACGTAATCAGGGTTACTTGCAAGGACTCGAACCTTTCGATTTTGGTAAATGCGGAAGGCTACGATTACGCAAGATACTCGGCAACGATTAGAAAGTAAGGGGGTAGGCTATGAACAGAGAAGAATTGATTACCTTTATGCTTGGGACAGGCGAATATTCCACGGTCAAGGAAGCGGACAGAGCCATTATGAATAAAATGGCGGAGTTGAAAAGGTCGGGGATGAGCCAAAAGAACGCTTGGGAAAGTATGGTTGAATTTATGGAGCTGACCCTTACGCCAAAGACGGATTTGTTTGAAACGAGAGAGCAAGCAATGCAAGGCTGCCTTGCGGAAAGTGATGTTTGCGCTCGATTTTCCGAAAAGGCAATAGAACTTTTCCGCCAAGGGAAAATCACGGAAGGGTTCGAGTGGTACGAACTTGCGAAAACGGCAAGCGTATGTGCAATGCAAGCACACGAAGCCTTGTGGAAAATGGCAAAAGGTGAGTTGACCGAAGACGAGCAGAGAGCCTTTGAAACGGCAGAAAATGCGGTCGGGAAACTTTTCACGGCAAGGTTCGTTTTGAAAGAAGAATCGAAAAAGGTAGGGTTTTGAGTATGTGGCTTAACGGAAATCTTACGGTGGACGGAATCGAATACGAGTATTGGATTAAGGTATACGAAGAACCTTCTTCATTTGGGATTAACGACGGTCGCATTTCAAAACTTTCCCTTTATCGCGGTAAGGTGGAAGTAGCGAGTTATGACCGTGGTTGGGACAGACGAGCGAAAGACCCCACGGACAAAAAAGCACTCAAACAGATTTTGAATGACAAAAATTGACAAAGGAGAGAAAAACAATGGCAAAAATTTATGGGTTTACTTTGAAAGGGATAGTTAGTTATCCCGACACGGACGGTATAACCGTTCACGCAAACATTTATTACGGCGCAAAGCGTGTAGGCACGTACACGGATCGAGGTGACGGTTCATATTTCCCCATTATCGATTTTGATGGGGATTTCCAAAAGCGGAAGGAAATGGAAGAACTGCTTGCGGAAAAGGCAAAGCAATTTTACGAGAGATTCCCTGAAAAACGGGAACTTAAAGAACTTTATTCAGAAGACCAGGAGCTTTTGAATTATCTCGTCGACCTTGTGGAAGATGAAAAGGCATATAAAAAGGGAGCGAAAGACGGCTACGGATTTATGTTTTCCTTTGTGAACGAGCAAGGTTATCTGTGCTACATCGGCTACCGCACCGAAGAAGAAATGAATAAAGGGTTGGAAAGGCATAAGAACGACCAAATCGTAAAGGTCTACAAAAGCATTTCTGAATTTACGATAGAATAAAGGCAAGAAAACAGAATAAGCCAAAGGCAGGTATCAAACGATGCTTGCCTTTTTTGTTACAAAAAAAGGGGGGTGGTGTCTTGCGAAAGTTGAAAAAATATATGCCGACGAAGTTTAAGGCAAAGGACTCCATCTACGATAAAGGGGCGGCGGATTACGCCGTCAATTTTATTGAATGCCTATGCCATACAAAAGGCACATGGGCAGGGAAGAAGTTTGAACTGATTGATTGGCAAGAGCAGATTATAAGGGATGTGTTTGGTACGCTTAAGCCGAATGGATACCGTCAGTTCAATACGGCGTATATTGAAATTCCTAAAAAACAAGGGAAGTCCGAACTTGCCGCCGCCGTTGCACTTTTGCTTACGTGCGGTGATGGCGAAGAGAGGGCGGAAGTTTACGGCTGTGCGGCGGATCGACAGCAAGCATCCATTGTTTTTGAAGTGGCGGCGGATATGGTTCGTATGTGTCCAGCGTTGAACAAGCGAGTAAAAATTCTTACGGCAACCAAGCGTATTATTTATCTTCCAACGAACAGCTTTTATCAAGTTCTTTCTGCGGAAGCGTATAGCAAGCACGGTTTTAACATTCACGGTGTTGTTTTCGACGAGTTGCACACGCAACCAAATCGAAAGCTGTTTGATGTAATGACCAAGGGGTCGGGTGATGCCCGTATGCAACCGTTATACTTTCTGATTACTACGGCGGGAACGGACACGCATTCGATTTGCTATGAAACCCACCAAAAGGCAAAGGATATCTTGGAAGGGCGTAAGATAGACCCGACCTTTTATCCTGTGATTTATGGTGCGGAGCAAGACGACGATTGGACTGACCCAAAGGTATGGAAAAAAGCAAATCCGTCTCTTGGGATAACGGTAGGGCTTGATAAGGTAAAAGCGGCGTGTGAATCAGCAAAGCAAAACCCTGCGGAAGAGAACTCTTTCCGTCAACTGCGCCTTAATCAATGGGTTAAGCAAGCGGTGCGTTGGATGCCGATGGAAAAGTGGGATAAATGTGAAGTGGTTTTTCACGAGGAAGATTTGGAGGGGCGCGTTTGTTACGGTGGTCTTGACTTGTCTTCCACAACCGACATTACGGCGTTTGTTTTGGTTTTCCCTCCTACGGCGGATGATGAAAAATATTATATTTTGCCGTATTTTTGGATTCCCGAAGAAAATATCCCTTTGCGTGTTAATCGTGACCATGTCCCGTATGACTTATGGCAAAGGCAGGGAATTTTGGAAACGACCGAGGGCAACGTTGTCCATTACGCCTATATTGAAAAGTTCATCGAAAAATTAGGAGAAAGGTTTAATATTCGTGAAATCGCCTTTGACCGATGGGGTGCTGTGCAAATGGTACAGAACCTTGAAGGAATGGGATTCACGGTTGTTCCGTTTGGGCAGGGATTTAAGGATATGAGTCCGCCGACCAAGGAGTTGATGAAACTCGTACTTGAAGGAAAGCTCGCTCACAGCGGGCATCCTGTTCTTCGGTGGATGATGGACAATGTCTGTGCAAGAACTGACCCAGCAGGGAACGTGAAGATGGACAAAGAAAAGTCCACGGAAAAAATCGACGGCGCGGTTGCAACCGTTATGGCTTTGGATAGAGCAATACGCTGTGGAAACGATAATTCGGAATCGGTCTACGATAATCGTGGGCTGATTTTTATTTAAGGAGGCAATATGGAAAAACCTATACTTCACGTTGTATCCCTTTCTGGCGGAAAGGATTCAACGGCTATGCTTTTACGAATGATTGAGGAAGGTATGCCTGTTGATATTATTCTTTTCTGTGATACTGGTTTGGAATTTGAAGGAATGTATAACCACATAGACCGCCTCGAAAAGTATATCGGAAAGCCTATCACTCGATTGAAATCTCCACACGACTTTGAATATTTGTTTTTGGAGCATATGCCAAAACGAAATAATCCAGAGCTTGTTGGAAGAAAAGGATATAGTTGGGGTGGCCCCCGTAATAGGTGGTGTACTTCAATGCTAAAAATCCGTATTATCAACAAATACCTTCGAGAACTTTCAAAGCAATATACACTTGTGCAGTATGTTGGCATAGCAGCCGACGAACCGCATCGTGTACGTGATTTACGATATCCTTTAATTGAATGGGGAATGACGGAAAAGGATTGTCTGGAATATTGCAAGGTTCGTGGATTTGATTGGGATGGATTATATGATATTTTCCATCGAGTTTCTTGCTGGTGCTGTCCGTTGCAGTCATTTGATGAGATGCGGAAATTACGAAAGCACTTCCCTGAACTGTGGCGCAAACTGGGTGAGTGGGATAAGAAAACGTGGCGCAAGTTCACAAAGTATTATTCCGTGGAAGAGCTTGAAATTCGATTTGCCTACGAAGATGAGCTTTTAGCGCAAGGCAAATCAATCAAGGACAGAGCATTTTTCGCAGGTCTGAAGAAACGATTGGAGGATAGAAATTAATGGGATGGTTTACAAGTCTATTTCGGTCAAGGGATAAACCCAAGGTTGAAAATCGAACGGCGGGTAGCAGTTATACCTTTATGCTTGGCGGTTCAACAAGTGGCAAACCTGTAACCGAGCGTTCGGCAATGCAAATGACGGCGGTGTATTCGTGCGTTAGAATTTTGGCGGAAGCGGTGGCAGGTTTGCCGTTGCACTTATATCGATATAAAGACGGCGGCGGTAAAGAAAAAGCAACCGACCATTCGTTATATCACCTTTTGCACGACGAGCCGAACCCAGAAATGAGTTCCTTTGTTTTTAGGGAAACGTTGATGACACACCTTTTGCTTTGGGGGAATGCGTATGCGCAAATCATCCGCAACGGCAAGGGCGAGGTTGTGGCGTTGTACCCTTTGATGGCAAACAAAATGACCGTTGACAGGGATGAAAACGGGAAGATTATTTACAAGTATCAGCACACGAGCGAAGAAGCAAGCACGATGAAAAATACCATTGTAACGCTTGCCCCGAAGGATGTTCTTCACGTACCTGGTCTTGGGTTCGATGGTTTGGTGGGGTATTCGCCGATTGCAATGGCAAAGAATGCAATTGGTATGGCGATTGCCTGCGAAGAATACGGCGCAAAGTTCTTTGCGAACGGTGCCGCGCCGAGTGGAGTTTTGGAACATCCAGGCGTAATCAAAGACCCCAGTCGAGTGCGTGATGCTTGGCAGAGCCAGTTTGGTGGTTCGGCAAACGCAAATAAAGTGGCGGTTTTGGAAGAAGGGATGAAATATACGCCTATTTCCATTTCGCCAGAACAAGCACAATTTCTTGAAACAAGAAAGTTTCAAATCAATGAAATTGCTCGAATTTTCCGAGTGCCTCCACATATGGTTGGCGATTTGGAAAAATCGAGCTTT